TTCCTTCGTAAGAACAACAGTGAAGCTGGGAAGCAGTACAGAGCGTACAAGCTCATCCACGGCATCTTTGAGATCGTCGGCTCTGCTGAGGTGGACCTCACCAGCTATGCTACACGGGAAAGTGTGGCAAAGGCGGATGATGACCTCATCAAGGGCATCTACGACAACATGACCGCAAGCAGCGAGAAGTATCTGGGCAGTGGGAACCTGCTGCTGTTTTGGACGCTTCTGAAAAGCCTGCTCAATGGCCATGAATCCAGCATCAACGACCTGCTGGCCCGCGTGAAGTTGCTGGAGCTGATTCTGAGCGCTGATGTTACCGGCAATCCATACTATGTCACCTTCAACACACTGACGGATGTTGTGGTATCCTCTGGTGTCTGGAACGAGTCGGATGGACGCATTGAATTTTAACAGGAAGGAGGAAGCGCAATGCACATACCTGAAGATGAGGCCGAGCGTCGGCGTTTGAATGAGCGTGGCCGTGAAATTCTCCGGAGGAAGAACGGCGCTGTGCGTCCGCATCGTGAGGATGGCTATGTGAACCTCCTGAACAAGTACGGAACCAAGCAGGACAACTCCGAGGCGTACAAGTTTGAACGGGAGCCGGTCATCCCTGATATGCAGCTCACCGGGCTGTATGAGGGCAACGGCCTGTTCTCCAAAATCATTGATACGCCTGCCGAGGAAGCGCTGAAGCATGGCTTCGACCTGAACCTGAAAAGCGACGAGTTGAACGCCTTTGTGGAAGACGCTCTGGATGATCTCGAATGGGAAGAGAGAGCCGCCACCGCAATCAAGTGGGCGCGGCTCTACGGTGGCGCTCTTATCGTCATGCTGATTGACGATGGGCGCGGGCTGGAGGAGCCTGTTGACTGGGAACATATCCGCAGCATTGATGAGCTGCGCGTCTATGAGCGCTCCATTGTACAGCCCGACTACGCCAGCCTGTATCAGCAGGACTACGGCGGGAAGGGCGTGGGAAACCGGGTGTCCAAGTTCGGACAGCCGGAATATTACTATGTTTCCAGCATCTACGGCTCCTTCAAGGTCCATGAGAGCCGATGTCTGGTGTTCCGCAACGGCGTTCTGCCGGAGCAGACCTCCAATGCAACCTACCTGTTCTGGGGTATGCCTGAATACGTCCGCATTCGCCGGGCGCTGCGGGAAACCGTAACAGCCCACACCGACAGCGTGAAGCTGCTGGAGCGGAGCGTGCAGGCTATCTACAGCATGAAGGGCCTTGCCTCTCTGCTGACCACGGATGACGGCGAGAACCAAGTGCTGAAGCGCCTACAGCTTGTAGACACTTCCCGTGGTCTGCTGAACAGCATCGCCATTGACTCCGAGGGAGAGCAGTACGACTTCAAGACGTTCCAGTTTTCCGGTGTCAAGGATGTCATCGACGCGACCTGCAATATGCTGTCCGCGCTGACGAACATCCCCCAGACGATTCTGTTTGGCCGCTCACCGGCCGGCATGAACGCCACCGGTGACAGCGACTTCGAGAGCTACTACAATTTCGTGGAGAAGATTCAGCGCTTGATGCTGAAGCGTAACCTCCGCACACTGCTGGACGTTGTGTTCCGGGCGGGCATCGCTTCAGGCGATGTGGCCGAGGAACCCGACTACAAGCTGGAGTTCAAGCCCCTGTGGAGCCTGAGCGACACAGAGCAGGCCACAGTTGACCAGACCAAGGCTCAGACCGCTCTGGTCAAGGCCCAGACTGCGCAGGCATACGTCGATATGCAGGCGCTCGACCCAACCGAAGTGCGCCGCCGCCTTGCGTCCGATGAGGAGTTTGATGTCGAAGACATCATCTCCGAGGATGACGAGGATGATCTGTTGCAGTCGTTGCTGGGTACTGAGCCGAGCGCCATGAGTGACGTGGAAGCTGCCCAGAAAAACCTTGAGCAGGGGCAGGCTCCGGGCGGTGTAGAGCAAACTGCACCCGCTATCGCCAACACCGATGCAGCAGAAGACAAAAACTGGGTGACCATCAACGGAACCCATGTTCTCATTGATGAGAACGGCGTGGCACAGGGCGGCGGTAAACTCGCAGGGAAAACATTTGACAAGGCCATATCATCCAAAGGCCAGCGCAAAAGCTCGATTCCATCAGCCAAAAAGTTCAGCAGCGTAGACGATGCTGATAGCTTCTTTGGTAAAAAGCCTGACCGTACCCTACGCACAGAAAACCGGGAGGAATACGACCGCCAGCGGGCCGAGTACGATAACTCTCAGGTCCGTACATGGGAAAGAAGCCTTGAAATCGAAGAAGGCCGGGCCATTGAGAACTATTCTGGTCCTGATTATTCGGGTATCAACGGTCTTTTGCGCGGAGAGATGACGCAGAGAATGGTGGAAGCATGGAACAACAGCACAAATATGACTGTGCAGGATATGGCTGAAAAAATCCAGACCGGCATTGATAAATTTGACCTGAAAGAGCCTATCACCGTTTATCGCACCTGCGAAGAGGACGTATTTGAAGCCCTCTCCCAGCAGGTTGGCAGCACATTCAGGGATAATGGTTTTACAAGCACTACCGTCCTGAATGAAAAGGTTGCCAGTGGAAATGTGAAGATGGAAATCAATGTTCCTGCCGGAAAAGGCGTTGGAGCTTATATCGGCTCAACACTCGGACAGCTGGATGAACATGAGTTCTTACTCCAGCGCGGCACAGAGTTCAATGTGACTGGCGTGAGCAAATCAACAGAGGGTTATCTCATAAGGCTGGATGTGGTTGGAAGCAACCCTCAGCCCTACAAATATGCAACCAGAGAAGAAGTCATTGAGCGCTGGAAGCGACTCGGCCAATACGAGGAAAATGACCCATGCTTGAACGATATTTGAGGAGGAAAGCTGATGAGCATTTCAAGAAACGATGTTGATTCGATGCTTCGCAGCGGGGACCGATTCAAATGCGGAATAGGTGACCTTGTTCTGGTTAGCAGAGGTGACGGCGATACCAACAGGGGGGTGGGCATCCTGATTGTGCAGGATGGCCGGTTTCTCTGCGGCACTCGCCTGAAGGACGGCTCTGTTGGTGGACCGGGTGGGCATATCGAGGCGGGTGAGTCCCCAGAAGATGCAGCCATCCGCGAAACGCGGGAGGAGTTTGGCATCACGCCGAAAGACCTCATGCCGGTAGCCTTCCTGAGTGACCTGAAACCGCCGTACTGCCCGTCCCATGTGTTCCTCTGCACGGATTTTGACGGCAGCATCCGGTGCGCTGATGGCGAGATGACCTCTCCGGGGTTCATCACCGCCGAAAAGGTGGCCGAGCTGTCCACTCAGAATCCGGAACGTCTGTTCCCGCCGTTTGCCCAGAGCATCACCGCGCTGCTCGACGTTTTATCGTCAAATCCCAGTTTGACATCGGATGCACAAAATGCTAAGATGAAAGATAGGATGGACTTCAACGAAGCCGACCACCCACGGAATGAAAACGGGCAGTTCGCAGAGGGCGAGGGTAGCAGCTCTGGCTCCACCGAAAGCGGGCCTGCGGTATCTCCCGAAGGCGAAAACGTCCCCTGCACTGGGTTTGCTTCTCCTGCAAGGCTTGAAGATCATGCCACCCGCCACGGGTTGGCTGAGATGGGCTTTGCGACGAAAGAGGAATACCAGCAGAAGGGCATCGACTTTCTGAAGCAGCCTTGTGGCGGTGATGTTATTGGTTATGCTCGGCCTGATGGCGTAGTTGTTCGGTTCAACACCAAAACGACAGAGTACGCAACCGGTGTTCCCGGTGGGCCGCTTAAAACCTACATGAAAGCCAAGTGCAACCGAAAGACTGGCGAGGCACGGCCCGAAGTCGCCATGAAGTATTACGAGTTCAATAGGGAAAAGGACCTGAAGGAGGAAGACGATGAGCAAGGCAGTTAAATGCCCGGTATGCGGGCAGACCGAACTTGTCGATGACGGCGATGTCTGTGATGTCTGCAAGTGGTTCCATGACCGCTATCAGGAGGAGTTTCCTGATGAGGAGGACTGCGAGAACCACATGAGCTTGAACCAAGCCCGCGAGGCATGGAAGAACGGGCAGAAGGTAGAGTGATTGCAATGTACAACTTCATTGCAATCTACCGGTTGCTGGAGGATGCCGGATATATCGAGGTCTTCGGCCATAGAACGAGGATAACCCTTCGTGGACTGGAGTATCTACAACAGAATAGCCTGATGCAGCGAGCCGTAAGCCTCATGTGAGGTTTGCGGCTTTTCTGCTGTGTAAGAGCGATGGGAAACCACCGCTCTTTTTGTTTGCCCGAATTTCCCATCTCAAAAACGGAACGGAGAAAGAGCATGAACAAGGTCACGATTTACAGATATGACGAAAACAAACCCATGCGCACCCTGAACCTGAACGGCGAACCGTGGTTCGTTCTGCGGGATGTGTGCGAAGTCTTAGGGTTGGGCAACAGCCGCATGGTTGCAGACCGTCTGGACGAGGATGAGAAGGGGGTAAGTCAGATTGACACCCTTGGCGGCGTGCAGAATGCCACCATCATCAGCGAGTCCGGCCTGTACAACGTCATCCTGCGCAGCGATAAGCCGGAGGCCAAACCCTTCCGCAAGTGGGTCACGGCCGTGGTGCTGCCCAGCATCCGCAAGAACGGCGGCTACATTGCCGGGCAGGAGGAGCTTTCCCCTCAGGAGCTTATGGCAAAGGCCCTGCTGGTCGCGCAGAAGACCCTGACTGACCGCGATGCCCGCATCAAGGAACTGACGGCGCAGAACCAGATCATGCAGCCGAAGGCCGAGTATTTTGACGAGCTGGTGGCCCGGAACCTGCTGACCAACTTCCGCGAAACCGCCAAGGAGCTGGGCATCAAGGAGAAGGACTTCATCGGCTGGCTGCTCGACCATAAGTACGTCTACCGTGACCAGAAGAACAAGCTGATGCCGTATGCGGTAAAAAACAACGGCCTGTTCGAGGTGAAAGAGGGCAAGGGCCGGCACAACGACTGGGCCGGAACCCAGACGCTCATCACCCCGAAGGGCCGGGAAACCTTCCGCCTGCTGTGCAAGGAACCGGCTTGATGGAGGAAGCTGCCGTGACGTTATCTCAGATTCCGACAAAAGACCTTGTGGATGAACTGCGGCGCAGGGAGGGCGTGGAAACCACGATGGCCCAGCCCTATGAAGATGCAGAAGCACGGGTCAATGGCCCGGCCATCATCTTAGTCGTAACCGATTGATTCACCACATTGTAAACCGATGTCGGAGCAATTGTAAACCAAAAAGAACCGCTTTTCCACCGCAATCACCGAAATGGTCGGAAAATTCAAGCACGAAATTTTCCTATTCTTGGAATAAATTCAATCAAATTTGGATAAATATTCAAAAACGGCAAAAATCCACCAAATTTTGGTAAAATGTCCGTCGGACAATCCGCCGGAGCGTCCGACTATAACCGTACCTTACCCAACCAAACCGTAACCTGTTGTCAAATTTTCACTTCGTTCAAATTTGCCAACGGTGCGGACGCGGGGCCGAGCATCAGGCAGGGGCTTTTTGCAACTGCCGCAAATAAAGCCATCCAGTGGCTTTCAAACCTCTGACACAAAATTATCCCACAAGCACATTTGGGACGTTTCCCGGCACTCATCAGAAGTTCTCAGAGGGCATTAA